TGGCTAAACATACCAGACCAAGACTACATACAGCCTAGTAATAACAATGACCAAACTAACAGATAAACAAGAAAGATTTGTTAGCGAGTACCTAATAGATTTAAACGCCACACAAGCAGCGATACGTGCTGGATACAGTGAACATACTGCTAAAGACATAGGGAGTCAGAACTTAGCAAAACTATACATAGCAGAAGCTATCTCTAAAGCAATGGATGAGGTTAAGGAGCGCAACAAAGTCACGGTAGACGAGATTACAGGGATGCACAGGAAGGCGTTTGATATGGCTGAAGAAAAAGAGAATCCTGCTGTGATGACAACATCCGGCAATAACCTAGCCAAGCTGCATGGATTGATTGTGGATAAGCAGGAACAAGTGGGTGATTTCGTAGTAAACATACATGGGGAACTCGCAGACGTTTAGCCTCACTGACAAGCAGAAGGAGGCAATGGACTGTATTACGTCCAAAGCTAAACACAATGCTCTAGGTGGGGGGTCACGGTCAGGTAAGACTTTCTTACTGATGCTGGCTACGATTACCAGAGCGCTCAAGGCAGACAACAGTAGACACGCAGTATTCAGATATAGATTTAACAGTGTGAAGGCATCGGTGGTGCTAGATACGCTGCCCAAAGTCATGAAGCTGGTTTATCCTGGCTTATGGGAACGCTCGAAGCTCGATAAGACAGATTGGTACATCACTCTACCTAACGGTAGTGAGATTTGGTTTGCTGGACTAGATGACAAGGATCGTACTGAGAAGATTCTTGGTATGGAATTTGCCACTATCTACTTTAATGAGTGCAGCCAGATACCTTACGCATCGTATATCACGGCTAAGACACGATTAGCGCAGCAATGTGGATTGAGATTAAAGTTTTACTTTGACTTTAACCCACCGAGTAAGCGCCATTGGACATACAGAACATTTATCAGCCATATCGATGTAGATACTGGCAACTTGCTACAGAATCCAGAGGATTACACATACTTTCTAATTAACCCTGAAGATAACCAGGACAACTTAGCGAGTGAATACCTAGACATACTGAATAACCTACCTGAGAAGGCTCGTAAACGCTTCTTGCTAGGACAATTCAGTGATGATGATGACAACACGTTATGGACTGACGAAATGCTGGCTAAGTGCCGGATACTCGGTCAGATCACAGACGTTATCCCTGAGTTTATACGCATCATTGTTGCGGTTGACCCTTCAGGTTGTCGTGGTGCTGATGATGAGCGTTCAGATGAGGTAGGGATTGTAGTTTGTGCGCTAGGTGCAGATGGGAAAGGGTACTTAATAGAGGATTTGTCAGGCCGTTACAGCCCTGAGAAGTGGGGCAAGGTAGCTACTGATGCTTATGACCGTCACGGAGCAGACAAGGTAGTTGCAGAGATTAATTACGGTGGCGCGATGGTGGAGTCCGTCATACGCGCTAGTAATCCCAACATTGCTTACGGTGAGGTTAGAGCTTCACGGGGCAAGACAGTACGAGCAGAGCCTATAGCGGCTTTATACGAGCTAGAAAAGATTCGTCACATTGGTTACTTCCCTGAGATAGAGGAACAGCTAACCGCTATGACAACCAACGGGTATATGGGTGTTCGATCACCTGACCGAGCAGACGCGATGATATGGGCTTTTACTGAGCTATTTCCACGCATGACTAAACGAGATAATAAGAATAAAAATCGTGATATTACCGTACCTACAGCTTATAGCGCCTTTGCATGAATAGCATTAAGGCGCGACCAAACACAGCCGAGCAGTACAAGCAGGATTTTGAGCTTGACTATAACGCTACCGCAGAGCAGCGCGAGAAAGCTAATGAAGAAATACGCTTTGCTGTAGTCGCTGGTGGACAATGGGAAGGCTATCTTGCTAATGAGTATGAGAATCGTGCCAAGCTCGAAGTGGATATGTGTTCCGAGCATTTATGGCGCACGTATGCTGATTGGACTGATAATCGGATGGGTGTTAACTACTCACCTGATGATGACGCGACTACTGAGGAAGATGCTGAACTGCTAGACGGATTGTACCGCAGGGATATGCGGCGCAGGAACGGTCAGGATGCGATTGATACGGCTGTTATGGAAGCAATGGCTGGTGGATTTGGTGCGGTTATTCTCAACACTGAGTACGTTGACGAAGATGACCCTGACAATCTACACCAGAACATAGCGGTTACTGAGTGTCCTAACGCTTACGCTAATGTCATATTCGACTCCGGCGCACGACGTAAGGATAAATCAGACGCAAGACGCTGTACTGTACTGACACCGTACACACGGGAAGTATTCGAGGAAATGTGGCCGGATGCGAACGTATCCACGCTACAGCCTAGAAGCAAGACATCGTTTAACTGGAATACAAACGATTTAGTTTACGTTGGTACGCGCTATGAGATTGAGAAGAAGCGCACATTAGTTGCGAGTTACTACAGTGTAGACGATAAGGAACTAATCCATCTCTACGGTAAAGAAGAAATTGAACGTGAGGAGCCTATGCTTCTCGCTAGTGGGTACAATAAGACCCGCGAAAGATACATCAAACAGCGCCAGGTTATTAAAACGATATTCACTGGTGACGAAATACTAGATAAGCCTAGCCGTGTTGCGGGTAAGTATATTCCTGTAATCCCTGTCTATGGTTATCGAGGGTTTGTTGACGGTGTTGAGTATTATCACGGTGTAATCCGTAAGCGTATGGACTCTCAGCGATTGCTGAATATGTCTGTATCGTTAGCGGCTGAAGGTGCTGCACACTCACACGAAGGCAAGATGATATTCACGCCTGAGCAGGTGAGCGGATTAAAAGGAACTTGGGCACAGAACTTACACCAAGCACCTTACGCCCTAGCTGATCCTGTTTATGATGAGACTACAGGTGAGATTAAGCATTTAGGGCCAGTTGGACAGATACCAGGTTCTACGCTAGCCCCTGCTGCTGCATCCCTTATCCAGATGACGAGTGAGTTCATTCGCATGGGTACAGGTGGATCACCGCAGGACATTGCAGACCCTAACGCGAGTGGTAAGGCTATCAACGCCATTATCAAGCGCGTAGATAAGAACACACAGCCTATATTCGACAACATACGCTCAAGTCTTAAGCACTTTGGCAATGTATACCGATCACAAGCGGCTGAAGTATACGGTGGCTCAGATAACTTTGGGCGCATCGTTCAATTAGTTAACGATAAAGACGCGACAACACCTGTCAAGCTATTAACGCCTAGACCTGATAAGTCGGGTGTGAAGTACCTTAACAACGCCTCAGAGGGTTCATTTGAAGCGATTGTGGATGTTACTAAGGAATACAGCACTCAGCGTGAGGAAGGCGTAGAGGCGCTTAAAGACGTTCTATCGGTAATGCCACCTGAACACCCATTGTTTAACGATACGTTAGGCGAGGTCATTCAGTTGCTACCGAATCAAGGATTGGGCGCATTGCAGAAGAAAATACGCAAACAGCAATTAGCTGAAGGTGCAGAACCTGAAAGCGAAGAAGAACAGAAGATTGTAGAGCAACTAAGCCAGATGCAAGGTCAAAAGTCTCCTAATGATTTATTGATGGAAGCTGCGGCTGCTGAACAAGAGACTCAAGCTGCTATGAACGCAGAGAAGATCAACGGTATGCAGTACGACAATCTGAAGAAATTAAAAGACGCTGAGAAGGTGCAAGTAGAAACCGCACTTTTACAGGTCGAATTGAAGGAAAAGACAGCTAACGGTCAGGCCAATGCGTTAGCAGCTAGGTAACTAGCACTACTCCCATCCAGAGGTTAATGGGCAACTGAACTACACAGTCACTGTAGGTTTACTCTAAATCGAGGTTAAAGATGACAGAAGCAGCGAGTAACGCTGAGGGCACTGCTGTGCCTGAAGAAACGGTAATTGAAGAAGTTGAAGTAGAAACTACTGAGACTGAAACGGAGAAAGAAAACAAGCCAGCACCTGAAACTATGCCGACTGCGGCTCACATAGAGCAGAAGAAAAAGTGGAAGGAACGCATTGACAAGACTGAGCGCGAGGCAGAAGCCAAAGACCGAGAATTAGAACTTCTCCGGCTGCAAGTCAAAACGCCCGAAGTTGTTACTGCACCAAACGAGCTTGATTTTGATAATCCGAAGGAATACCAGCAAGCACTCGATAAGTACGTTGAAACAAAGGCACAAGCAAGTGCCAAGCAAGTCCTAGAGCAATACTCTAAAACCGAAGCGCAGAAGGTTGCGCAAGCGGATTATGAGCAACGCTTTGAACAGGGGCTTGACGCGCATTACAAGAGCGCAGCGGATCTGAAAGCAGATGACTTTTCCGATACTGAGAACATTGCCCGTCAAATACTAGGGGATGAGGTCAGCAAGGAAGTAATCACCCGTTACACAGGTACGTCTGCCGCTATGTTGTATTCGCTCGGCAAGAAGCCAGAAGAAGCTCAACGGCTTAAAGAAATGTTCGCCACTGACCCTACAGGGTTGGTGATTGAGTTGACCCGATTATCTGACCGTTTAAGCGCTGCACCTAAAACCCTAAACGCACCACCACCTGATGAACCACTAGAGGGCGGTCAAGCATCGACCATGACCTGGGAAAAGCGAATCGATAAGGCTCGCGCAGACCAGATCGCAGGGAAGATAAGCATGAACGAACTTATAGGGCTGAAGCGGGAGGCGCGTGTAGCAGGGGTTAAATCTTAATCCTAAAGGTGTAAATCATGGCGAATAGCCTATCTAAAGTCGAGCAAATTGCTTGGGAAGAAGCGTGTGAAGCGTTTGAAGCCAACAATGTGTTCGCAAACAATGCGGAGGTTTACAAGCCTGACGCAGGGTTTGCTGAGAGTGCCGGACAGACAATCCGGATGCCTTACGCATACCAAATCCAATCCTCAACAGGTCTGGATGTTTCATCTGACTACAAAGATATTACGGACATCACTGTTCCTATCTCTTTGTCTGCCAGTGACATCAAGAACGCATCGTTCACCTTGTCAGCTATTGAAGGCAATGTGAACACACGCGTTTCAGGCAACATGCTAGCTGCGGTTCGTAAGATATCCAGTGATGTGTCTACCGATATTGCTAATACCATTATCGATAAGGGCGCGTTAGTGGGTGCTGAAACAACTGCACTGACTACCTACTCACATTTTGCGAAAGCAGATGCAATGCTGGATGAAATAGAGGCTGGTTCTGATGACCGTTATCTCTATCTGAACCCACGCATGGGAATGGGTCTTGCTAATGAGTTAGGCATGAGAGCGACTGAGAACAGTCGTGACCACGCTGCTTACGGTAATGCTCAACTTCCACAGGTAGCGTCGTTTCACACGTACAAAACCAATGCTCTTAAAGAGATTGGTGCTGACTCTGTAACGACTGTTGTTGTCAATGGTGCAAACCAAGATAGCGATCCTGTTGCGTATAAGTCTGATGTAACACCATCGGCTCCTGACAATAACGATATCCGTACTCAGGTGCTTACGGTTACTAACACATCAGGTTCACTGACTAATGGTGATGTATTCACTATAGCTGGTGTTAACCGTGTTGGTATTGACACTAAGACTGATACTGGTCAGTTGATGACGTTTCGTGTGATTTCAGGTGGTGGAACTACTACCCCTGTTATTTCACCCGCGATTGTTGCTGCTGGTGCTTATCAGAACGTAAGTGCTGCGCCAGCTAATAGCGCGGTAATTACTGCGATAAACACGGCTGCTTCATCTCCTGCGGTATTCACTACCAAAGGCGCTGTTCGATTGTTCGCTTCAGACCTGAACGTAGAAGCCCTAGCTGGCTCTGCTGCAACGGTCTTGGGCACGTACACAACTAGCTCCGGCTTAAGTGTTGCGTTTATCCGTCAAGGCACAATTGACACGTTAGCCACTAAATATCGTTTCACCACTTGGTCTAAGGCCAATGTGGTTGATCCGCTTAAATGTGGTTTGTTGTTACCAAGTCAAGGCGCGGCTATCTAGTCTCGCTTTCATGGGATACCCCTGTTTCGGCAGGGGTTATTCCTACTAATTCCGTGGAGGGAATATGATCGAGTATCCAAAAAGCCTGTATTACAAGGGCAAATTAAAAGGCACGTTTCAGGTATTTAATTCTGAATGGGTTATGGGCATTGCGAAAGATGCTGACGAAGAACAAGGCATGTTAGAGGCTGGCTTTAGTCTAACTATGAGCGATAAACCCTCTCAGGCTGTCTCAGAGCCTTCCAGTGACGATTTAACTAAAATCAAAGGGGTAGGTGCTAAGTTAGCAGACAAACTCTTAGACGCGGGTATAGAGCGTTACGAGCAAATAGCGCATTTAACGCCTGAAAGTATAGAAATATTAGAGGCAATGCTTCCAACGCAGTTTAAAGGCCGGATTACCCGTGATGATTGGGTCGGTCAAGCAAAAGAGATGATATGAGTACAGCAGTCACCATAATTAAACGAGCGTTAAGCCATATTGGGGCGCATAGCGACATAATGCCAGCGCCTACGTCTGTATTGGCTGCATCCTTAGATTACCTGGTGACAGCACAGGAAACCCTCAGAAAGAATGAGATTATCCTGGAGGAAACAGTAGCGGCTGTAACGACTACTATCGCAGTTCCTACGGCTTTAACGACTGAGTTAAACGAGCCAGCAGCATCTACATCTCACTTGATACGCTATTTAGCGCCTGATCTGGCAGATGTGGCTAGAGTAGAGGCATCAGCTAAAATATTAGCGGGTAAGAATACTGCATATAACGCATTAGCCCGTATGTATCGTCAGGCTACATCACCAAATATTGTACCTAGCACTTTATTACCTAAAGGTCAGGGTTCTACTCGCGGCCCTAACCGTAATCCATTCTTTAACGGTGAAACACTAGCTGATGATACAAGTACCACTACCTAGAAGCATTAGTGGGTCAACAGCTACCCCTAAACTTCAGGAATATACCCTTAATCAGATTTATTCGCAGGGCGCTCTGGTGTCAAGGCCAGCGTGTGAGTTGGTTGCATCTGCTACAGGCGCACCAAGAGGCTTATTTGAGCGCGATGGTGCTTTATGCTCGATATTTGGGCAGACAATGTATACAGGCACTACGACTTTAACGAGTCAAGGCACTGTAAAAGGTACAGGCAAGGTATCAACGGCAAAAGGGTTTAATCACACGGCTATTGCTACTGGTAATACGAATTATATTTGGAATGGAACAACACTAGCAGCCACAACTGACCCACATCTACCCGTAGCGCAGTCTGTAGCGCGTGTAGACAGCCGTTTTGTGTGGGTTAATGCTGATGGTGAGGCTGTATTTTGGTCGGCTATAACGGACGCTGACGATGTTCAGGCGCTAGACTTCTTTGACGCT